GAATGCCTTTGATGTTTTCAATAATGTCCACGGCCATGCGGCGAAAATCGGCACTCGGCTTGTCGATTTGCACGACTTTTACGCCTGAGTGGATCACCGTCATGCCGCGTAGTCTTAGGGCGCTAATCACATCGAATTTTGGGTTGTGGTGTCTCATCAGTTTTGTTCCTTCATCACTCGATTAAACTTGGTTCCAAGGTGTTTCAGCTCGTCTTTGAGTAGGTTAATCAGTACCGATTTATCCTCCCCCGCCTGCAGCTGTAGGCGACGAATCGCCCCTTCGGCGTCATATTCGTTTCGGCGATTAATTAGCGTGGGCTGCACACTAAATGCGGGGGTGACATTCAAGGTTGAATGCGTACAGCCACCTCGGCAGGCTTTATACAACTTGATCCGGTAGGGGCTTCCCGTGGTGCGGGTATTACTTTGATGTGCGAGACATTCATTTAATGGAATTTCTCCCAGCACAGGGCAAAGCACTGTGCTGTTCATGTATGCCCCTTCCACCAGCTTTTGGATGCGAGCCATATCGCCTGGGTATTTGTGGTTGAGAACTAGGCTAACGGTAGTGCGTGAAAGCTTAAGCTTTTCCGCTACCGCTCTTTGGCCATACAGTTCGACCTGTTCGGCCATCACCTTAAGCCACTGCATAGTGGATCTCCTTGTTTAAATTGGCGTCAAAAAGCACTTTATATCGACGCTTCGGTGCGATGGGACCTGTGTCTTTAAGCAAGCGATATACAGCATAAACACCTGCTCGCTCTGCTGTTGGCAGATGGTCAGAGCGACCTCGAACCATACGCACATAGCCAAACTTGATAAGAAAGTTGGTATAAACTCTGGCGGTGCTCATACTGACTTCAGCAGTGGCCACCAGATCTGGGTATGTAAAGTTGCGCAGCAAACGCATAGATTGCCAAACACACTGCTGCCCAGTGCCTGCGCGGTGTTTCTGCGCCCGCCCAGAACCACGATGTTTGTATTCAGCCTGCTTGCATGGTTTGTAACGCTTAGGGGTAAAGCCCCCTTTGAAACGCTCTGGTGTAGGGTATGCAGTAGGTTTTATACAGCCTTGTTTTTTAAGTGCTTCGATAATGCTCGAGCACTGTTCAAGCGGTAGTTCGATGGCCGCTGCTAACTCATCCCTGGTGAAACTCTTTTGAGCTTGGGCCCATGCCCATGCCATTTCGGTTTTGTTCGTCATGACCTATCCCTAAAAATGACCTAACCCTTATTTGCTCTAAGTGGCGTGGGTTTGGTTAACGCCTAAATTCTAAAAACAATGGCTGGTCGCCCCAGTTGTCGAGGGTGACAATATCCATGTCATTAGCGATTGCGCTGCGCTCAATCTTTTCTAGCGCAGTCAGGATACGGCGTACCTCACCGCCGCTGCGTTTGCGAATATGCTCCAACAGATCATCGGCCACCGTAATGCGGTCATCTAAAAGCTCTGCGGCAAAACTATGGACGTCGGATAAGTCGGCGGGTTGGAACTCCACCCATTCAGATACACGGTTGAAAAGCTGCTTACGGTGACTAATACGGCGAGCGATTTCTTCCATACCCACCAGCACTACAGGCTGTTCGGTGGCGTCATAGAGATCGCGAATGGTTTCCATGATTTTGTTTTGACTAACAATGTGGTCAGCTTCGTCGATAAACAGTGGCAGTTGGCGCTCATTCATACGGTCAACAATAAAGTCGACGCTTTTACGCATCGGATAAAGTATTTCAGAGCCCAACTCCTCCATAATTCGAGCGAGAAATGAGGATGGAGTGTCGGTTGCATAGCAACGCACATAAATGGCGTTCATTGCCCCTAGTTGGTTGATAAGCCAACATAAAGTGGTGGTTTTACCAAATCCTGATGGGCCATGGATTAAACCAATGCCTGGGGTGATGGATGAGCGCCCCTGTAGGTTCTCCATCAGTTCTAGGCATGCCAGTACATTTTTAACTTCGACAATTTTGTGTTTCATAATCTATACTCCGTGGTGGTAAACAAAGTTTTAAATAGGACTTCCTCGTCCCTTCAAAAGCCGCCAATCCTACTTGGCGGCTTTTTTTGTCTCCTCTAATTGCCTGTCGAGCCTTGCGGCAAACATGCGGTATTTGAGGCGGTATTCTTTTAGCCATAACTTTTCACGCTCACTTAGCTCACGCTCAAGCGTTGCTAGGGTTAACTCTTCGGCTTTTTCGTGTTCGGTGCGCATGACCGTGGCGTGATTTTGGTTAACCCTTTGTGCAGCCGCGCTAATGGCTTGAGCTTGGAGGCTTAAGCTGGCGAGTTGCTGATCGCTATCGCTGCTGGCTTGTGCAAGTGCAGCCAGTGCAGGGTTATCGGTGGTATTCGGTTTAGGGGTAAAACTGGTTAAGCTGCCACGTTCGGCTGCGGCTTTGGCCAAGCCTTCGGCTGCCAAGGTATCGATGCCAAATTTTTCTTGTAGCTCCCGTGCTGCACGGCGGAAGCTGGCGAGGACTTTCTTATCTTCATTGCGGGCTTTGCGAAAGGCTGCCGGATCGATATCGCGACCAATCAGATCTAAATTCACCGCATCAACGCATTGCTGCCAGTTATCGAGGGCATATAAGGTTGCGCGGCCCACATCGGAAGGATCGAGGAATACGCGCACCCGTTTTCTGTCCCAGATACTTTCTTGAAGTTCGGGGGCGGTATAGCGGATATTGCCTGCACTCACGCTACCGCGAATAACCGTGGCATCACCGACATGGTTAAGTAATAAGTCGAGGGCATGGGGATTAGCGATACGGTTAGCGACATAGGCGCTTTCGCTCATGACGGTAAAGGGAGTTTTGCCTTTTAACGCGCCTTTAAAGCCTTCATGCACCTGGTGCATGTAGTCATATTGAATCCAGTCATCGATCATCTTTTGCAGTGCTTCTGGCGTCATGGCCACTGATAAAGCTTCTTCTTTATTGGCGGCCTTGTTTTTGCCACCAATCCGTTGGGCAAAGGCTTTGGCAGATTCGATTTGCTGACGATCACTGACGTTATGGCCAATATAAGCAGGCAATAACTCAAACAGGGCGCGGCTTAATGTGCCGAAGAAACGCTCGATATAGGGCTTTTCCCATCCACTAAATGGGCGGGTGCGGGATTGGTCGATACCTAAGATATCGAAAATGCCGCTTACTCTTAGGCTGACGTAGTCAGAACCGTTGTCGGTACGCGCTACCCCATCAGCTTCAAGCATGCCCCAGTTGAGTAGGCAGCGACGCAGTAATAGGCAGATGCCTTCGGCGTTAGAGGTTGGGGTAACTAAGACCATGGGACGGCGGGTATAAACATCAATCGCGGCCACAACGGCATAACGACGCAGTTTGCCGTGGGCATTGAGCATGACATCCGTTGGTGTGCTGTCGAACTCCCAAACTTGATTAGGGCCACTGAGCCATGGGTACATGGTGCCGTAGAGTGGACGGTGCGAATTATTGTACGCATCGGGATTGGTTAGCGCGGTAAACGCGGCGATGTTGTCGCTATGCCAGCGGCGTATCCAACGACGGATTGAGCCAATTGAAGGGACAATCCAGCCATGTTCTTCGGCTTTCTTTTGTGCTTCTTGCTGCTGGACTTTGTATTTTTCGAGCAAATGCGGCTTGCCCGTGACTAAAGCAATTAAGAATTGTTGCAGGTCTTTTTGCTCTTCCATCACGCTGACTTGCGCACCGCCCCGAGTATCGACCAGGCCCATTAATCCTTTTTCGTCATAGGCTTTTTGCCAGCGATATAGGGTGGCTTTTGATTGGTTACACTGCTTAGCGAATGCCATGACACCTTCGGTACGGCGACCGACTTCAACAAATGGAGCGATGAAATTTGCCATATCATTGAGTAGCAGCTGGCGCTCCATCGCGACTTGTTGTTTCGCTTTAGGCAGCGTTAAAAATTGCTGTTGTAATTCCGTTTTTTTAACCAGCTGACTTGCTGGCGTTGCTATCAATTGGCGTGCGGCTGCGACTTCTCGGCTTGTCGTATTTTTTACGGCTTTTTTACCAAAA